CTATATTTATAATAAATACATAAAAATAATAAGGAGAAATAATGAGTAACCAATCTACAGTAAAATATGATTATCCTACAGAGAAAATTTATTTACCATCTAAAGGACATTTTTATCCAAAAGATTCTAAATTAGCACAAGGGTATATAGATTTAAAATATCCAACAGCAAGAGAAGAAGATATTTTAACTTCAAAAAAATTAATACAAAATGGAACAGTTATATATGAATTTATTAGATCATTAATAGCAACTGTTGGTATTAAATTGAATGATATATTAGAATGCGATTTTAATGCATTATTAATTGCAGGAAGAATTATGGCTTATGGATCAGATTATAAAGTAAAATATTCTTGTCCAAATTGTGATACAAAAAGTAAGTTATCTATAGATTTAAATAATTTTGGCAATGAAGAATTTGATTTTGATAAATTTACAAAGAATAAAAATGAATTTGAATTTATATTACCAAGAAGTAAATCAAATGTTAAATTTAAATTAATGACGATTGGTGATATGTTATCAATAGAAAATTCTATTAAACATAAATCAAAGATGTATAAAGAAAGCGGTGTAGATCCATCTATTACTACAAGATTAAAACAACAAGTTATTTCTATTAATGATTTAATTGGTAATGATAAAGACTTATTTATAGAAGGACAATTACCTTCAATTGATTCTTTAAAATTAAGAGGATATATGGTTGATGTTGCACCAAAATTAATAACTGATATAAATTTTATGTGTAACTCTTGCGAGAATGAGGAGGAAATCCCTTTACCAATGGGGAAAGACTTTCTTTGGCCTTCCAAATAATTATAAAAGATTACTATATGAAGAAGTATCAACTATAGCTTTTAATTCTAATGGAACATCTTGGTATGAAGTTTATAATATGCCAATTAATATAAGAAAATTTTGTATTATGAAGATGAAACATGATCAAGATCAATCAAAAAAAGATGCTGAAAAAAATAGTAATACTAATAAAAGTAAGATAAGTAAACCTCCAAAAAGATAAATATGTAAGATTCAAGTTAACGCTTGAATCTTTTTTTATATCGTAATATTTATATATAGAAAATAAATAAAAGGAAATTTTAATAATATGGCTGAAAAAAAGGATACTGCTAGAGAGTTATTACAATCTAAATTAGATTATTTAAATATGAATAAATCAATATTAGATATAGATAATAAAAGAGATACAGTATTAAAAAAAATTATAGCAAAAGAAGATAAATTAAATTTATCAGCTAAATTATTAAAATCTATAAATAAAGATATTAAATCATTTTCTGAAGATAGATATGATAATACTAAACAAATTAATGCATTATTTAAAATAGAAAAAAAATTACAAAAAGAAATTTTGAGTGGTTTAAGAAAAGAAGTTTCTTATGAAGAATTAATAACTGAATATAAATTAGAAAGTGGAAAAATATCAGGTGTAATAAGTGGAACACATTCAAGATATTTAGAAATGTTATTACAAACAAGTAATGAATTACTAAAACAAAAATCTATTAATGATAAATTAGAAGAAATAGAATTAAATAGAGAAGCATCAGCAAAAGCAACTAAAAATATAAATGCAGTACTGTTAAATATAATAAAAGAAATAGATAGAGCTTCTGCAAGTTTAAGAACAAATTTAGGATTATCTGTAAATTATTCTAAAGATTTAGACAAAGCTATGAAAAAAACATATTCTACTACATTATTATATGGAATAGAAATGGAAAAAATTGTAGAAACAACTATAGCTTTAGAATCTACATTAGGTGCGACAGAAAAAATTAATAAAAAATTATTAACTGATATAAGTATATTTAGTAAAGCATTAGGTATAAGTGCAAGTACGTCTGTTTCTATATTAGATTTATTTCAGAATATAAGTGAATCATCAAAAGAATCTGCTATAAATTTATTAGCTGCAGCTAAAAGAACAGCCGAAATAAATGATGTAGCTCCTGCATTAGTGATGCAAGATATAGCAGAAAATACTAATTTCTTTGCTAAATATTCTAAAGAAGCTGGTCAAAATATAATAAATGCTGCTATATATGCAAGACAATTAGGTCTTAGTTTATCAACAGTTGCAAAAACAACTGAACATTTATTAGATTTTGAAAGTTCAATAGCATCCGAATTACAAGCTAGTGTTATATTAGGAAAAGATATTAGTTTTAATAAAGCAAGAGAATTATCATTTAGTGGAAAACATCTTGAAGCTATGAAAGAAATAACTAATCAGCTTGGAAAACAAGTTGAATGGGATAAATTAAATTTTATTCAAAAAGATGCAATAGCACAAGCAGTAGGATTAACAGAATCTGAAACCGCTAAATTAATAAATAGGCAAAAAACTTTATTAAAATTAAACACGAAACAAATTTCTATTAACAAGGCGTTATCAGAAGGTTTATCTATGAAAGACGTTATAAGTGCGAAAGATACACAAGATTCTTTTAGTAGATTAACTATGTCATTAAAGGCTTTTGGTATAGTAGCTGCAACTGCTATTATTCCTTTATTATCAGGATTGGCTAAATTATTAGATATGTTAACAGGTTTAATAAAAGTATTAAATATTTTAAAAATACCTATTGGAATTTTAACTGCATCTTTTATTTTATTAGAAGGGTCATTAATTAGAACTACTATGAGTACTATAGCACTAACAACTGCAACGTATGCAAAAATAGCAGCAAATATTAAAGATAATATTGTTACACTACAATTAATTGGTTTATACGCTTTAGAAAAAGCTCAATTAATAGGAACAACTGTAGCAATGTATGCAAAATCTGCTGCAACATTAGTATTATCTAGTGCAACTACAATAGCAACTGGTGTAATGACTGGATTTGCTGTAGCAGTTAACGCAGCAATATGGCCAATAACGTTAATAGTTTTAGCAATTGGTGCATTAATAGGTATAGGAGTTTTATTATATAAAAAATTTCCAGGAATTGGTGAATCACTTAAAAATGCTTTTATGTCTGCATGGGAATTTATAAAAGATATACCAGAAAAAATAAAAGGATTATTTTTAAAATTATATGATTTCTTTAAAGATAATTGGAAAACTATATTAATAGGTGCCATACTCGGTCCTATAGGTTGGATTGGTGGAGCTTTATATATTAAGTTTAAAGACGTTATAAACAATGCTATAACTAAAGCTATGACTGGAATAATTGAAACATTAAAAGGATTATTTTTAAAATTATATGATTTCTTTAAAGATAATTGGAAGACTATATTAATTGGTCCTATAGGTTGGATTGGCGGAGCTTTATATATTAAGTTTAAAGATGTTATAAATGGTGCTATAACTAAAGCTATGACTGGAATAATTGAAACATTAAAAGGATTTGGAAAAAATATATTTTTAGCTTTAATAGATCCGTTTGTGCATGCATTTGATTTTTTATTTTTACATACAGTATGGGATTCAAAGGCAATTATTGGAGTATTCACGCCTATATTAGAAACAATAATAAAAATATTTGATAGAATATATTTAGCTATTATAACACCGTTTAAATTAGCATTTGAATTTATAGAAAAATTAGCGTTTGGACAAAATATATCACCGTCTGTAAATGTAAGCACAACAACTACTTCTACACAACAAACAGACGCAACAGATAATACTGCACAAAAAACAACTTCTGCTACTTCAACACAGCAAACTAATTCTACTAATATAGAAAAATTAATAGCAAGAATGGATAAATTAGCTGAATTGATGGAATTAACGTTAGCACAAAATAGAGCTGGTTCTTTAAAATCTAGAATAGCTGAAAGTATAGATACTATATAATGGAGAATAATAAATGGCTTTAGTAAATTTCACAAGTGATCTTTCAAAAATAAATACTAATTACGATTCAACATCTGATAGAATAGATCCTAACGCGTATCAATCTGTTAATAAATTGAGCATATATTCTCCAGAAAAAATTTCTGATCAAGATATAAATGCCGAGTATAATATATATTCAAAAGATAATATAAGAGATCTATCTGACGGCAGTGGATTATTACCATCAGTGTTTAATCAACCATTTATTATTATAAAACCTAATGATTCAAAATTAGAAAGAGATTTAATTAAATATGATAGTAGAACATTGCCAGTTGGAAGTTTAATTAGAGACGAAATAAGAATAGGTAAATTTTTAGCTAGTTCAAAGGGAATATTATTTAATATAGAACAACAATTTTTACAACAACATAATGCTAGGTTAGATACAAGATTATTTAATATAACTGCTATTCCTAAATCTAGAGTTCCGGGAGTTAATGCAGCAAGAGTTGCCGGCGGAAGTTTAACTAATTTAGATTTATTATATTCTAATTGGATAGAAAGACAAGAAACTTCATATTCTTTAAGAGAAAGAAATTATAATGAATCTATATCTAATAATTTAGGATTTATAAATATAAATTTTCAAAATTTAAGTATTGCAAACTTATGGGCAAATCCATCTGTATTTCCATATAAAAAAAGTTATAATGATATGATAACATCACAGGTAGGTTCTCTTACATTAGATAAATATATTCCAATACAACCTGTATTATCTGTAACACCTACTAATATATTTAGATTTGAAGAAGGTGGTAATGATGTAGTATTAAAAAACTTTTATAGAGATAATAGAATATATCAAGATTCAAATGGTATTATATTTGAATACGCTAAAGATATTCCTATAGCTAGAAAACCAAATTCTTCTAAAATAACATCAAAAATAGAAGATATGATTGAAGAATCTGTTGACAATTCTCCATTTCCTAAAAATATAGTTGACACATCTATAGATAATGATAGTATGGCTAGATACGCTGCATTGTCTTATACTCAAATTAAAGATATTGCAAGTGATAATGGGTCTAATAGAAGATATGGTAGTAATAATTATGAACCTATAGTAACAGCACCCTTTATAACTAAAAAGGGAACTAAAGATTTAGAAATATATTATGGCTTAGGAAATCCTGGAAATATAAATTTAGATAGAAGTGATAGAACTATACCGTTATTAGATACACAAGATAAATTATCTATGTTAGACTATGGAGAAGAAGGAAATGATTTAAACGATTTAGCAATATTTAAAATATTTGACATTTATAATAGAAAATATATAAGATTTAGATCATATATAACTGGAATAACTGATAATAGTACTCCTACATATGATGCATTTAAATATATTGGTAGAGCAATTCCATCATATATTTATACAGGGGTTGAAAGATCTTTCAACTTTAATTTGAGAGTAGTTGCTTTATCTAGACAAGAATTAAAACCTTTATATGTAAAATTAAATTACTTAAAAGGTTTAAATTACCCACATCACACACAAGATAATAGAATGATATCACCATTAGTAAAATTAACATTAGGAGATTTACTAAAAAATACTCCTGGATTCTTTGGCAATATTAATATAGTTTGGGATGATGATTTTACATGGGAATTAGAAAATAATAGTGATGACGTTATAAATGTTCCAATAGGCGCAACATTAAATATTAACTTTACTGTTATTGGAGATAGTTTACAAACTTCTACAAGTAGACACTTTGGTGGAATTAAAGATAGTTGGGACCCTGAAGGAAATAATTGGGTAAGGAATTAATAAATGAATAGATATCAATATACAAAAAAAGATAAAAATAATAGATATATAAATACTAATTTGCCAAATGTAGATAATAAAAAAAGCGATAATGATATTTATATAATAACTAAATATGGAGACACTTTTCAAGGATTTGCATATAAATATTATAATGACGTTTCTTTATGGTGGATAATTGCTAAGTTTAATAAAATATCTGCTGATTCTCAATTTATTGAAATAGGAACTCAAATAATAATACCGTATAATTATAAAAAAATAATTAGCGATTTAAAAAATAATAATTCATAAGGATAATTAAATGGCTTTATTCGGTTCAAATATAAATAATGATGTAGTTAAAATTTTAAATAAACGTATAGAATTACAATCACAAAAAGATAATGATTCGTATTTAAAATGGAATTCTAGAATACCATGGATAAAATTATTTTCTAACGTTATTCCAATGAACGACAAATTACCTAAAAACCTAGCAGAATCATATATTTTAGAAGGAACAGTAGTGTCTAATGACGGAACATTTGATAAATCATATGCTATGATAAACGATATTCCATTAAGACCTACACCAATAATTCAAACTGCAACTATATCATCTAGAGGTAAATATGGTAGTATAAGAATTGCAGAATTAAATATAGTTTGTTTTACTAGAGATCAATTAACTAATATTGAAACTTTATATATGACGCCTGGAACTACATGTGTATTACAATGGGGTTGGACTGTAGATCAATTTGGCAATATAAATGTAGAATCTGGAATTGAATATGATGATGGTGTAGAAAAATTAACTAATGAAGAATTACCAGATTTAATAAGAGGATTTAGAAAAAATACAAATTACTCTTCTGATATTATGATGGGTTATGTTACAGATTTTGGATGGTCAATGAATACTAATGGAACATTTAGTTGTAAAGTAAAATTAACAGCTAGAGGATTTGAAGCGGCATTTAGAAAAATAGAAGATTCATTAGACGTAGATATAGCAGATGGTAAAAAACAAAATATTAAATCATTTGTAGAAACTCTAAAAAATAAATGTTCAGATTCTGATTATGTTGATAGTATAAAGGATTTTAAACCAGTTGAAATTAAAAAATTATTTGGTGGATCTACTTATGTTCCAATAGGATTTATAGAAAACCATATAATAAAACCATTTGTAACTAGAGGTAGCGACAAAAATAGTATCAGTGTATTTGAAAGTACTAATACAAATAAATTTACAAGAGAAAAATCTGAAGTTCTTATTAGAAATCATTCAAAATTAAGATCGTTAGATTATAAAAAATTTATAATACCTGGTAATCCTGTCGGAATTATTGGTGCAAAAAATTTTGTTAATATTTTAGCAAAAGATAAAAGTGTTGGTGTTGTTCGAAACATATTAATTAATTTAGATACTGTTGTTGAAATATTTACAAATAGTGAAACAATAATGGACGCTATTAATTCTTTATTAGATATGTTAAATCAATACTCTGCTGGATATTGGAATTTAATTTTATTACCAGACACAGAAGAAGGCAAATGTAAAATAATAGATTCTAGATGGTTACAAAATGAAATTTCTGAAAATAAAGATAAATTATTTATGTTCCCAGTTTACAAATACGATTCAATAGTAAAAAATATTGATGTTGCATCTAATATACCTGATACATTTAAAACGGCTGCACTTCATTCATTACACTCAGATAGATCTGAAAATTTATCTATAGAAGGATTATTTGGTGATGTAGAAGATAGATTATTAAAACAAATTAGAGAAGAAAATAGTGTTAAAACTATAGAAAAAGCTGATTATAAAGGTTCTATAGAATATAAACAAAATGAAAAAAAATTAAATAAACTATTATTAAAAAAAAGACATACTCATAAAGCCATAATACCAGAAGTTATGTGGGAATATTATAAAAATTTATTAGATGAACCAGATTCTAATTATAATAATAGAATAAGCAATAATAGATTATTGCCTATAAGTATGGGTTTAACAATTGATGGAATATCAGGTTTAGAATTTGGAAATCTATTTTCTGTTGATTACTTACCAGAAAGATATGAAAAAAATAATATAGCATTTCAAATAACAGAAGTTGTCGATAAAATAGATGCTAGTAAATGGGACACAGAAATTGCTGGTATAATGAGATTTGGATTAGATGTTGATGCAAATGGAGATAATTTATAAATGTATACTGATGGAACAAAATTTTTATTAAATAACATACCATATATAGGTCAGTATACTATAGGCCCAGATAATAATTCATATACTGGCAATGAATATATTTTTGGAATATCAATACAATTAAAATTAATAGAAAATACTGGTAAAAATTTACAAGGTGATATTGATAACGAAGTTGAATATTATAAAACCATAAATGAAGATTATAGTAGAATTAAAAAAATATATGCTAAAGAAGTAAAACCTATAAATATAGATTATGATAATAATTTTTTATTAAGATATTTTGTACAAAAATTTAATTCAGAAATTTCTATAATAGAAATAGATGAAAATCAATATAATTCTTTAGATTCAGAATATTATAAAAAGATAAGTATTGAATGGATGATAAATGGAAACACAGAAGCCGTTGTTGTTCATAATAGAATTCAAGTAAATGAAAATAAAGATTATATAATAGGTTTAGAAAATAAATTATCAAATTTGATGGAATATTATAAGCCACAAGACGAATTAATATTTCAGCAAGGAAATACACCAGGTGTAAATAAAAATAATAATCAGATATATTATACTACTTATAATAATTTAGGATTTGATTCTATACCATTAAAAAGTAACAGTGTTTATCCTGAAAATATTATAGATAATTTATATTTATTTTTAAATACAAAATATAATATGTTAGATTTTTCAAATAGTAATTTAAATATTGGTATAAAAACTGGAACTATTGTAAATGATGAAAATAAATATTTAACCGTTATTGAGCCTAATCCAGGTTTAGTAGAACAAATATTAGAATTTACAAATAATACATTTTTTAGAAAATTTAAAAATAGAATTCAAATATTTGTATATACAACCGATTCATATCTAGAAACTATATATTTTAAAGATTGTAAAATTATTGGAAGAGGTAATTATATAGTAGCAACTCCATCTAATGGTTTAGATTATCAAGTAACAGAAATAGATTTTAATAAAATACAAGAAGTTTCTGGAAATTCATTATTACAATTTATTCAAGATCTTACTGACAGTGAAGGTGTATATAATTATAATAATATAGAAAACATAAAAGATTATGCTCAAAAATATATTGATGTTGGATATGAAATAGCTCCATTTGGCCCATTATCAAAACAATCAATAGACGCAGATAAATTTGATATAGAAAAATCTTATAATAAGATGTATACTGCAAACGATTTTAATGAAGATAATAATATAGGAATAAAAACAGGAAAAATAATTAACGGTAATTATTTTATAATAATTGATTTAGATGTATACAATGATAAAATAAATAAAATTTTCGATTATTTAGTTGACAATTTAAATTTAGATAATATAATATATGAAAAGACAGCAACAAACGGTAGACATTTATGGATTTTAACAAATGAAATATGGCCTGGAAGAACTGTTTTTAAATTAGAAAATACAAATAACGATAAAGATATAATAGAGGTATTTGGATATAAACATTTTGTAGCAGTATATCCATCAATGGTTATAGGTAGAGATGGCATAAAAAGACAATATACAATACAAGGTGATTACTCAAATTTGCCTATTATAGATAATAAAAAATTAGTAAAAATTTTAAATAAAATAAAGACAAAAAAGTTTTAAAAAATAGTTGACATAAGTTTTAAAAGATGTATAATATTTTTATCAATTAAAATTATTTTAACAAGAACATCGTTGCTTCTCCTACATTCCTTTCGTATATAGTTTTATAATTTAATATATACGAAAGGTTATTTTAAAAATATCATTATGAGGTTATTAATAATATGAAAATAATAGAATTATCAAAAGAATTTAATAAATTAAAGTTTGAAGAAGATTTATTAATTATTCCAATAACATTCAATAAAAAGTTTCATAGTATAGTTAATGATTTATCATTAGTTTATGTTTATATGATAAATTCTAAAAAAGAATATGTAATAACAATAAAACATTCAGAAGCACCAAATAGTGATATAAAAAAAGATGATATTTTTAAAAAAGTAATTGACAATAATTTTAAAAAGTATACAATAAATAAAAAACAGTTAATGTATTTTTTTGATGTAAATAAAAATATATATGATATACAATTATTATATTATTTAAATAAACTAAAAAATTATAATATTAATAATTATACGACAAAAGCATATACCCATTATTATATAAAATATCCAAATTATAAAGAAATAAATTTGATAATACCAATTTATAAACATTATGAATTTTGTAATAATATAAAAAATAGCTTTATTAAAACGATTATTAATATGGATATAAATTGTGAAGAATATGTTATTTATAATAATTCAGCAATACCAATATTTTATGAATTAGAAAAACCAGGATTATATTTAGATATTAAAGAATTTGATAATCACTTTAAAAAAATAAATAAAGATTTTAATATATCTAATAATAAAATATATCAAGATTATTCATTTACTACATTAACAGGTAGACCTTCAAATAATATGAATAATATAAATTTTGTTGCATTAAATAAAAAAGATGATACTAGAAAATCATTTGTTAGTAGATTTAAAGAAAATGGAATGTTAATAGAATTTGATTATAGTGCATATCATTTATCTTTAATAGCAGATTTAATAGATTATGAATTTCCAAAAAATGAGCATATACATGAATATTTAACTAAAAAATATTTTAGAGTTGATGAAATAGCAAGTGATAAAATGTTAGCAAAAGGTAAAGAACTATCTTTTAAATTATTATATAGTGCAAGATTTGAAGAATATAAATATATTCCATTTATAAAACAAACTAGTGATTTTATAGATATGATATGGTATGAATATAAGTCAACTGGAAGGCAATATATTCCTTTAATAAATAGAAAAAATAATAATATTGCTAATAGAGGAACATTATTTAATTATATAATTCAGAATTTAGAAACTAAAAATAATCTAGATGTATTACAAAGTTTATTAGAATATTTAAAAAATAAAAAATCTAAAATGGTATTATATAATTATGACGCAATATTAGTTGATTATAATTTTGAAGATGGAAATATTATAGAAGATATAAAAAATATAATGAGTTGCGAAAGTAAATTTTTAGTTCATATAGAATATGGATTAAATTATAAAGAATTAAAAAAATTAAAATAAATAACAATAAAAAATAACATTTAAAAATTTACAAATCAATTAAAAGGTTATACTAAAAAAAGGAGAACATTTTGACAACACATGTAAAAACACAATTATTATGCACACAAACAACTGAGAAGATTTTAGAAAAAACAGTTAAAAAAATTTTATTTAGGTTTAATTCAGTGCTTGATAATAAGGAAATAACAGTAATTAAAGATAAAAATTCTGATGATATATATTGTATATATAATATATATAAAGAAGATGATCCATCAAAGAGAATTCAATATTTACCAAATACTATTTTAATTCAAAGAAAAAGAGGAACAAATACTTTTTATACAATTAACGCATTAAATAGATTAATTTGGTTATTAAACGATGGAAAGCCAAATCCTAAATATAGAGTAAATTGGGATAATTATTCAGATAAATTTTTGTTATTAAAAAATAATGATTTACATAAAATTAATATAGTAATTCAAAAAGTATATAGTAAGAAAACAAAAGAAAATTATTTAGATAATGTAAAAAAAGTGTTCATTTAATTTATTTATTGATATTTATATAAAGAAAAACAACAAATAAATAATGACAAATGAAAAAACAACAAAAAAAGAAAGACAAATGGCAAACGGCCAAAGGAGAATGAAAAATGGGAATTAATGTGGAACAATTAAAAAGTAAACTTAGTGTATTAAAATCAAAAAACAGCAGCAAAAAAAATATTTGGCGTCCTAAAAAAGGTTCATCTAAAATTAGAATTGTACCTTATACTTACGATAAAGGTAATCCATTTAGAGAGTTATACTTCCATTATGGAATTAATGGAAAACCATCAATGTTATCACCAAAAACTTATAATGAAGCAGATCCGTTTATTGAATTATCTGAAGCTATGTTAAGTGAAGGAAATTTAGATAAAGAAGAATACAAAACTGCTAAAGGTCTTGAACCAAAATTAAGAACTTTTGTGCCTGTAGTAGTAGAAGGTGAAGAAGATCAAGGTGTTAGATTTTGGGGTTTTGGTATTAAAATTTATCAAAAATTACTTGAAATTGTAAGTGATGCAGATTTTGGCGATATAACAGATCCTTATGAAGGAAATTGGGTAAAAGTAACATCTAGAACTCCAGAAGAATGTGGTAATAAATATGGAGAAACAACTATTGACGTATTACCTAAACCAAGTGCAGTTACTTCTGATACAGAATTAATGAGAAAAATTCTTGAAGAACAATCAAAAGTTGAAGATTTATATCCTAGATATACATATGACGAGTTAAAATTTCAATTAGATAAACATGTTAATCCAGATCCTGAAAAATCAAACACTGAAGAAACCACTGAAACTCAACAACATTCAGAAAACCAAACAACAGAACAAAATTTAGACAAACAAGCAGTTTTAAACAAATTTGAAAATGTTTTAAACAATTCAAAATAATTTAAAGTTATTATAATAAGATTTATACTATAAATCTGTATAAATCTTATTTTTCTATTAAAAAGGATAATTATGAGTAATAAAATAGATATTGCAAATATTGTAGATGATGCAAATAAACATTTTAAAAAATCTCTAGGTCATGATGCAGCATATTTATTAAATGAATTTACAGATAGATTAACACCAACAGATATACCTGGGTGGATTTCTACAGGTAGTGATTTAATGGATTTAATAATATCAAATAGACCTAATGCAGGTATTCCAATGGGAAGAATAACAGAACTTATTGGAGAATCTGGTGGTGGTAAATCATTAATTGGTGCGCATATGTTAGCTGATACACAACGTCAAGGCGGTGTTGCAGTATATATAGATACTGAAGCATCAGTAGATAGAAATTTTTTAAGAGTTATCGGTGTAGATTTAGAAAAAATGATATATTTTCATTTAGAAACATTAGAACAAATATATGAAATGATAGAAATGATAATTGATTCTATTAGAAGTAAAAATAAAGATGTCCCAGTTACATTTTTATTAGATAGTTTAGCTGGTGCTTCAACAGCAACAGAAATGGAATCTGATTATGGAGTAGATGGTTTTGCTACAGCTAAAGCTAAAATTAATACAAAGGCTATGAGAAAATTAACTCAAAAAATAGCAAGAAGAAAAATTACTTTTGTTGTAGTTAATCAATTCAGAGCAAAACTAGACGCAATGGCATTTGGTGAAAAATACGATACTGCCGGCGGTATGGCTGTAAAATATCATATGTCAACAAGAATAAAATTAACGAGAATTAAAAAGTTAATAAATAAAACAACTAAAGAACCTATGGGCGCTATGATTAGAGCAGAAGTAGTTAAAAATAGAGTTGGACCTCCTTTTAGGAAAATTGAATTTCCTTTATATTTTCATAGTGGAATAGATAATGTCGGTTCATGGCTATCTGAACTTAAAAAATTTAATGTAGTTGGAACAAATTCATTTGAGTATAAAGGTGAAAAAATAAAGTTCACTTCAGAATCTTTTAGTTCTATTATAAATGATCCTGTTAATAAAGAAATAAAAGAGTGGATGTATGAACAAATATGTGAACATAAAATTATGAAATATGTTACAAACGTCGATCATAGTAATATTATAGATGAAGATGGAAAAGATATTATAAAAGACAATGAAGAAAATAAAGAAGTTAATAACACAACAGTAGATCATTAAAGTATAAATAGGAGTATAATAAAATACTCCTATTTTTAAAGTTATTTTTTAAAGGAGTTATTTTTTATTATGAAGCAATGTGTAAATGATATAAGTTTATTAAAAGAAAATGTATTAAAGTTTTTTATAGAAGAATTTATAAGTAATGATTATGATATTAGTGAAGAATTTACTACAATTAAATTTAAATCAAGAAAGAAAAAATATTTAGAAGAAATTATATGGGATAAATTATATGATAAACTTTTAAATAGAATAATTGAAAAATATGAAATTGATGAAGACAACGAACAAGATTTTGCTTTTTTGGAAGGTTTAGAAGATAATTTTTTACAAAATCCAGATTTAATAGCATGGGTAATTAGAAAGTCAGAAAAAAAATTGATTAAATAATTGAGGTTATAATGATAGATTTATCAAATATAAATAAAATTTTAGAAGAAAGACAAAAAAATAAAGAAAAAGAACATATAAATAGTAAAGTACTATTAGTAGATGGTATAAATTTATTTATTAGAGGTTATGCAAGTAATCCTTCATCTAATAGAAATGGCGACCATGTTGGTGGTATTGTTGGAGCATTAACATCATTATCATATGCAATAAAAACATTTAAACCAACTAGATGCATAGTTGTATTTGACGGAAAAAATGGTTCTTATAGAAGAAAAAAAATATTCCCAGAATATAAATCAAACAGAAAATCTAAACCAAAAATAAGACCTAAATATAATAGAACATTTGAAATTGATCCATTAACAGAAGATAGAAATAGAATATGGCAAGCAAATAGATTTATAAATTATTTAGATGAATTACCTGTTTCTATATTACAATTAGATTATATAGAAGCTGATGATGTTATAGCCCAATTAAATAAATATATGAAAGAACAATATGATTCTAATATAGTTATAATGTCTACTGATAAAGATTTTTTACAATTAGTTGATAATAATACTAAAGTTTGGTCACCTTCTAAAAAGAAGATATATACAAAAGAAAAAGTATTTGAAGATTATGGAATTAATTCTAAAAATTTTGTAAAATATAGAGCTATCGATGGAGATATTTCTGATAATGTTCCAGGAGTAAATGGTTTAGGTTTAAAAACTATAATTAAAATGTTTGGAAATATTTTAAATGAAGATAGAGATATAGAGTTTGACGAGTTAATTGAAGAGGCAAAAAATATTAAAGGTAAAAAAGCAAAAACATTTGTTGAAAGTAAAGATATTTTAGAAAGAAATTATATGTTAATGCAATTAAAAGATCCGCTTATTCCAGGTGAAAAAATATTAACAATAAATGAAAGTTTAGATAATAAAATTCAAGAATTAAATAAATTTAAAATTCAAATAATGATTAAAAAAGATTTAATGGAATTTGCATTAAAAAATACTATATCGTTCATAGACGCGTATTTTAGATTAAATATGTTTGCTAAACAATTTAATGAGAGCAAATAATGAGTAGCACTGAAACATTCGCATATTATGGTAGACCATTTCAATTAAAATTATTATCATTATTATTAACAAGTAAACAATTCTTAGAAAGAACAAAGGATATATTAGTTGAAGATTTTTTTGATAATGAATCTTTTAGAAGTATATTTAGTATAGTTCATAATTATTATGATACGTATCATGATATTCCTACAATGGAAGTTTTAGTATTAGAAGTAAAAAAGATAAAAAATGAAATAATGAAATTATCAACTACTGATACTTTAAAAGATGTATATACTCATATAGAAGATAAAGATTTAGAATATGTTGAAGAAGAAACATTAAAATTTTGTAAAAATCAAAAAATAAAAAATGCAATAGTAGAATCTGTAGATTTATTAGAACAAGGAAATTATGATGCAATTAAAGAATTAATTGATGAAGCTATGATCGCAGGAACTCATACAGATATTGGTTTAGATTTTAATCAAGATTATAAAGTAATATATGATTCTGCATTAAGAAAAGCTGTTGAAACTCCATGGGAACTTATTAATAATTTAACTGGGGGTGGTGCAGGTAAAGGTGAATTACATGTAGTAGTTGGTGCGGCTGGAAGTGGAAAATCATGGTTTTTATCTGCTATAGGCGCTCATGCACTAAAACAAGGTAAAAATGTAATTCATTATACATTAGAATTAAGTCAAGAATATTCAAGTATGAGGTATTGTTCTTTGTTAACTGGTATAAATGTAAATGAATTAAAGTATAATAGAGAAACTGTTGATTCAACTATGGAAGAATTAAAAAACCCACAAGCTATTAAAGATGAAAAAATAGGTAAATTATTAATAAAGCATTATCCAGATGGAACTGCAGGTGTAAATACGTTATTAGCCCATAATAAAAAAGCAGAAATTTTGTGGGGTAAAGCTGATTTAATTATTATTGATTATGCAGATAATATGGATCCTGGTAATATTGCAAATAAAAGTCTTGCTAATAGCTATCATATAGGTGGAAACATATATAAAAATGTTAGAGGACTAGCTGGAATGTTAGAGATTCCAATATGGACAGCTTCACAAAGTAATAAGTCTGGTGAAACTAGTGAAGTTATTGAAGGTAATCAAATAGCAGATAGTTATAAAAAATTAATGATTGCAGATTTTGTATTTTCATTATCTAGAACAAAAGATGATAAAGTTAGTGATACAGGTAGAGTTTTTATTATTAAAAATAGATTTGGTAGAGATGGTATAACTTATCCTGCTAAAATAGATGCAAGTAGTGGTAATATTAAAATATTTGAAGAGAATAGTTTAAACGGACAAACTCAAATAAATCAAATGAGAACGAATAAAAAATCAATAGACGCATCAACTAGACAATCTATGAATGAAATGCTTAAAAAAATTGAAGAAAGAAAAAAACGAGATGCTAATATTCAATAAATAAAAATTTTAGTTGACATTTTTTTATAAAGTTTTATATTTGATTATAAGTTATTTTTAAAAGGAATAAATATGTTAAAAAAAATAAATAAGATGATAGAATCTTATAAGTTTACAGAGTTTGAAATTTATTATCATAACGATTTAGATGGAGTAACGTCTGCTATTATGATAAAAAAGTATATTGAAGAAAATACTAATTTAAAATTACATAAAACTTATGTTATGAGTATAATGGAATCAGAGTTTATTATAAAAAAACCAGATCCTACTAAATTTAGTATTCTTGTAGATTTTTCAAGATACAAAAAAGGAATTAATTTATTTATAGACCATCATGATACTAATAAAACTGGATTAAATTCAGATGAATGTATATCTATTATTGACGGAAGTAAAGCATCTAACGTTTCAGTAATTAATGAATATTTGTGTAAAGATATAAATACATTTAATACTGATGAATTAGTTGGTATTGATATTGTAGATGGAGCTCAGTTTTGCGAATATGGAATTTACCCAGAGCAGTTAAATGGGTATGTTTATGACAAAGATAAGTATTTGCAAGCCATACTATTAAGTAAAATGATAAATGCGTATAAACACGAAGATGATCTATTAAACGCTCTGGTTGAAAGTAGTAACACTTCTTTTGATAATATATATGAAACATTAAATTACATAATAGAGTTCACTGAGGCAACCCCTGTTAATATAATGAATGATAATACAAGAGATTACGTAGATAGTTATAAAAAATCAAAAAAACATTATGTGTTAAACGATAGCATTGTTGTGCAAGATGGAACTGTCGCAAATTGTTATAATAAGGGTTCATATAATAGATACGGTTCGTTTATAAATTATCCAGATTCAAATTTTGTTTGTACTTATTGGGATTTTTCTCAATTAATAAGTCTATCATATAATCCATTTAAACATAATAATATTAATCCTAAATATAATTTAATAGAAGAAGTATTAGATAAAATTATTAGTTCATATAAAGATAGATTTATAGAATTAGATCAAACAATATCTTTATATGATGTTAAAAAATTATTAGAACAAAATATTGATTCACCAAAAGGATATAAAGAAAATTCAATTGGTTTTACATATAACGATTTAAAAATATATTTACCAGATACTTATAAAGATATACAAAAAACATTTGGAAATAGATTTGAACAATGTGAAAATTTATTAATTAAATTATTAGATAAAACATATACAAAATTAGAACAATCAGAAATTGAATTTTTAGATAGTATAAAAAGTAATGTATATGAATTAGTAAAAAATTTATCTGGCGGTCATAAAACTATAATAAACATAGATTTAAGATTTGTTAATGATAAAGATATTATACAAGATATATTTGATGAATGTATAGAAATTTTAGAATCTAAATATTTATAATTATAAGTAATAGGAGATATGAAAATGGATAAATTAAATATGAAAAATTTAATTAGTAATTATAAAAATGCAAATAAAGAATTTATCAAAGAATCAGTAAATGAAGAAGATTCTGTTAAAGACAGAAGTGAAACTCATGGAAATATAAAAAAACATGCAGAAGATTTAGATTTCGAAATATTGACAGTAAATGATTTAATTGAATATTTAGGTGGAGAACAAAAATTAAAAGCACAATTTCAATTACCAGAAGAATTAACTAATTTTTTAATGGGACAACAAGAAGAATTAATAGGGTATGCTGAAGACGAAGATAAAACTTTAGTAGGTCTTAAATTAAATGATGTAAGAAAAAAGGCGAATCAAATTATTAATAAGCCTGATTACGGATTATTTTTATTGCAAAGATTTCCTGAATTAGAAGAACTTCATAATCAATATCACAATTTAAAAATTAAATTATCTAAAGCTGAATCAAAATCACAAAAGGCTATAGTTAATGATGAACTTCAAGATTTAACAGATTCTATAGAAAATGAATTATATGATTTACTAAGAGATGATGTAATTGATTATGATATAACATCTGATGAAGCATTAAATTTTGTTTTAAATACTGATTCATTAACAAACTTAAAATCTTCTGTTAAAAAAACATATGATAGATTTAAAAAATCAGACATAGATCTAATCTTAAATAATCAAGACGTCAAAAAGAAATTTAATAATATCAATAAAGAAGAACGTAATATAGAAGTAGCAATAACTCCAGCAGCTATTGCAAGAGCAGAAGATAATATTACAGTTATTAAGGACGAATTATTACAAACAATTAAAGATTATTTATTTGATAAAGAATTAAGTTTTGATCCTAATGAAGTAATGGATGCAGTTTTAATGACCGTATAATACAACAATTTATTTTAAAATAGAAAGTACTTATATTTTTAGTACTTTCTATTTTTTTCTCAACTTTTAATAAAGGAATATTTATGTTAACAACTTTTAAAGGGTTTTTTTGGATTAAAAAATACAAAGATAAACTCTATTCAGGAATAACTAAAAGATATTTATATACACCAATAAAAAAATTATTTAAAGATTATTACTTAACAATTTATTATAAAAAGAACGTTCAATATTATAATATAAAATCAATTGACTTTTTAAAAAAATATGTTACAATTAGGGTATTAAAACAAAATAAAGATAAAACTATTACTATTAAACCTTATTCACATTTAAAAACATATAAAAAAACATTACTATTGCAATGCTTGTCTAATCAAGATAATTCATATATAGCATGCCCAGAAAGTGTTTTAAAATTAATAAAAGCAGGGTTTATAGAATTTTATTCATTTGACAAAGAATCAGTTGCAGACATTTATAGAAATAAAGATGATTATTGGTATATATTGTGTAATAATAATTTGCATAGATTACCAAGTTTAGCTTTAACTAATATAGATGAAGTAAGAGAATATATAAATGATAATAGAAAAGAAAAAAAACCAGAAGATGGATATTTAAGAAGTATAGAAAAACAAAAAGTCAAAGATAAAATAGAAAAGAATCAAAAATTAAAAGATAGATTTAAAAATAAATTATAAAGGTGGAAAAGTATTAATATGAAAGAGTCTTTAAATGATACAATTGAAAAATTTAGTTTAGAAGTTTGGAAAGATAATTATAAAGGTAGTAAAGAATTAGATGTTATAGATACATTTAAAAGAATAGCAAAGAAAGTAGCTTCTGTAGAAAAAGATAAAGAATTATGGGAAAATAAATTTTTAAATTTAATGAAAGAATTTAAATTAATACCAGCTGGAAGAATTTTATCAAATATAGGTTTAGAAGAACGAAAAAATTCAACGTCTTTTAATTGTTATACACATCATCCATACGATACAGGTTTAAAAAATCCAGATAGTATAGAAGGTATATATTCATTATTAGCCGATCAAGCAAAGATTTTAGCAGTTGAAGGAGGGTATGGTCAGAACTTTTCTTATTTAAGACCTAATGGGTCATATGTTAACGGTAATAATATAAGAACACCTGGTGTATTGAAATTTTTAGAACTATGGGATAAATCTTCAGAAATAGTGACATGTGGAACTGAAAAGATTTTAGGTGAAGAAAAACAAAATGAAAAAAGAAAAATAAGAAAAGGTGCTCAAATGGGAGTATTAAATATTAATTCTCCAGATATTATTGAATTTATTAAAGTAAAACAAACTCCTGGTAGATTATCAAAATTTAATTTAAGCATTGGTATAGTCGATGGATTTATGAATGCACTTAAAAATGATTTAGATTGGGATTTAGAATTCCCAGATACTACTTATGATAAATATAAAACTGAGTGGTTTGGTGATTTAATAGATTGGAAATCAAAAGGATTTCCAACAGTAATTCATGAAACATTAAAAGCCAAAAACATCTGGGAAGAAATTATGAAGGCCACATATAATAGAAATGAACCAGGTATAATGTTTTTAGACTTAATTAATAAAATTAATCCGTTAAATGGAAAAGAAAAAATATACCAAACAAATCCTTGTGGAGAAATTCCCATGTCTACCGGTGTTTGTAATTTATCTTCTCATAATTTAGTTAAATATATAATATTATATTTTGATGGATCTATTAGATTTGATTTCGAATCATATAAAGAAGACGTAAAAACAGCTATTAGATTTTTAGATAATATTAATGATATATCTACAGTGCCTTTAGATATTTATAAAACTGCAATAAAAGAAAAAAGAAGAATTGGTCTAGGATTTATGGGGTATGGATCAGCTTTAATGATGTTAGGTATAAAATATGGAAGTGAAGAATGTTTAAAATTTACTAAAAAATTGATGAAAATTAAAGCAGAAACAGAATTATTATATTCTGCAGAGCTTGGAAAAGAAAAAGGTAATTTTGAATTATTTGATTCATCACATTATTTTAATACAGAATATTTTAATAATTTAAAAATTAGTGATGAAGTAAAAAATAAAATTAAAGATATTGGGTGTATGAGAAATTCGCATCATTCAATGTTTGCACCAAATGGAAATACTGGAATTTTTGCAGGTATAGTTAGTGGTGGAATAGAACCAGTATTTAGTACAGATTATTTTAGATGGTCTATTGTAAATGAAAAAGAATTAAATACATTAAAGAGCAACAAAATGAAATTTCCTGACATTCATAATGGTGAATGGTTTGAAACAAAAGATTTAAAATTTAGTAAACGTGGAACAGAAGATATTTTAAAAGGTGAGTTTAATAATATTAATTATGAATGCGATAAAAATAGAGGATTAGTAAAACAAACTGAAGTTATAGATTACGGATATAAATGGTGTAAAGAAAATTTAACAAAAGATCAATTTAAAAAATATAAAGATAAAGGTGCATTTAGTACTACTAATGAATTAACCGTAGAAGACCATATTAAAACATTAAAAGTATTAGCACATTATTGTAATCAGGCTATTAGTAAAACTGTGAATATACCTAAAGATTATCCGTATGAAAAATTTAAAGATCTTTATTTAGACGCTTATAAATCTGGTATTAAAGGAATTACTACATACCGTGATGGAACAATGTCTGCTGTATTAGAAAGAAAAGAAACAGTAGAAAAAGAAAAATCAGAATTAGAAACTTTATTTATTAAATCTAATGGATATGTAATTAAAGACAGCGTAAAATTACCTGGTGAATATTATTCTAAAGGTTATAAAATTAAAGATATCAATAAAAAGAAATGGTATGTTAATATAATATTTGCTGATAGAAATTTAACTAAACCATTTGGAATGTTTATTAATACTAATTGTCATGAATCTACAGAAATTGCAGGAAGCGTTGTAGAAGCTATGGAAACATTATGTATAAATAAAGAAATAAATGAAGAATTAATAGTAAAACAAAAAGAAAAATATAATGGTCAATCTAATGTAAATAAAATAGCAAGAGCTATTGGAATGGCACTTAGACATAATGTTCAGATTCAAGATATTATTAATGTATTAGATGAACATAATACTGGTATTTCTACTTTAATATTTCATATTAAAAAATTATTAAGTAATTTTATAAAAGATGGAACTAAAGTAGTTAAAGATGATAAAGAACAAGAATGTCCTTCATGTGGTCAATCTACATTAAGATATGAACAAGGTTGTATTAGTTGTAATTCATGTGCTTGGTCAAAATGTGGATAAACTATAATTAAATTAAGTATTAAGAGGAATTAAATATTCCTCTTTTTTATTTTTTAGTTGACATTATTGTTATTGTAATTTATAATTATTTATAAAAAAAAAGGATAGTTATGAAAAAAATTATTACTCAAAAAGAATTAAAAAAACATTTTGAAAAACATTTTAAAGATAATTATATTAATTATTCTATATTAAATGTTAAAGATCCAATAGGAAAATTAAAACAATATGAAGGTGCCGATAAAAGTTATTATATATTATGTTTTGAAACATTTAAAATTGAAATAGTAAATACAAAGGCAACATATATTAATAATATTATTCATTTAAAATATGGAAAATATTTAAAATATGTAATATCGCCATTTACTATTAAATTTTTAAAAAATGGTAAATATCATAATGATTTAGGTCCAAGCAGAGTATATTTTAATAGTATGAATTCTAATTATTTTTGGAATGAATATATTATAGATCCTAAAAAATATATAAATGAAGAATATTTTAAATATAGAAAAGCTTTATGTTGTGAACATTATTATGAATTACATGGAAGAGGGTTAGATAAAAAAGATTTTGATAAAATATATAATATAAATAGAAATTTAAAGTTATTAAATAAGGTTTAATTATGAAAAGAATTAAGTTAGAAAATGGAAATTATAAAAAAATACATTATCATGAAAATGGAAAAATTCATTATGAATATTATTATAATTCAAATGGTGAATCACATAGATTAGAAGGACCAGCTAAAAATTGGTATTATAAATCTGGTAAAATATATAATAAAGATTATTGGATAAACGGTAAAGAATATTCAAAAAAAGAATTCTATAAACATTCAGAAGTAATTAAAATAATTAATATAAACAGAAATTTAAAGTTATTAAATAAGGAGTAAATATGCAACAACAATTTAGATTTAGTACAAGTGGTGGCGTAAATACAGAAGAAATTGCTGATAACGTTAATGGTGCATTTATTAGAGTTATGTATGATAAGTTTAAAGATGATTTTTTTAATATAAAAAATATTAATTATAAGGGCATAAAATCAAAAATAGACAATTCTTATAATTTTGTTATAGAATATTGGAACAAAAATAGAGACATAAAAACTGCGTACGCAGAATTAAAAGTAAATAAAAAAGATAATACTTGCAGAAATCCTATTATAACATTTGAAGATTAAATGAAAATATCAATAGAATTAAAAGATAAAATTATAAAATCTGCATCAAAAATTGGTCACATTAAATTATTTGATATTGATACAAAATTAGAAATACACGATTATTACGGATCTGATTATAATTATTTGATAGTATTTGATACGTTTAAGATTATTATTCAAATGACATCAAAAAAATTGGTAAATACATTTATAAAAGAATATATTAATTATGTAAATTTTGTAAGTTCAGAATTTAGTTTTAAAAAATATAAAGATGGAAAATTACATAATATAAACGGACCAGCTTGGATTACATCTACTATATATGATGAAAATACAGCATTTACTGTTTTAGATTTAGAATCATATATGAATGCGTATAATTCAATGTCTCCTAATCCTTATATACGATATTATTATAATGGAAAAAGAATTAGATGTAAAAATTTAAAAGATTTTAAAATACAAGTAAATTTAAAGTTATTAGATAAAAAATAATTTTTTAGTTGACATATTTTTATGTATAATTTATATTGTATTTATAAATAAAAAGAGAGGTTTAATTATGAAAATGAAAAGAATTGAATTAGAAAACGGTTGTTATAAAAAAATATATTATCATGATGTAGAGAAAACTAAAATAGAAAGTGAAGTGTATTATATAAATAGAAAACTTCATAGATTAGATGGACCAGCTAGAATTTGGTATTATAGATCTGGAGAAATAAGAGGTGAACATTATTGGATAAATGGTAAAAGTTATTCAAAAGAAGAGTATAATAAAAAAATTAATATAAATAGAAACTTAAAGTTATTAAATAAAAAATAGGAGAATACTATGAGAAATATGTTTAGAGTTAAATGTGGAAAATGTGAAAATTATAATACTTGTAAATCAAGTAAAAAAGGAACTGTAGTTAAAACAGATGAATGTGAAAACTTTAAAGAGCGTGATGGCAATAAAAACAAATAATATTGGAAGTATATAATGAGAAAAACAGTATTAAAATTTTTAAAAAAAGTTGTTGATTATGATAATCCAATTGATAAAAGATCTTATTATCAAAGATTAAAAAAACAATGGAAATTAATGAGTGATGAAGAAAAACGAAATTTTAGAGATAAATATAGCTGTGTTAAATAAAGTTTAATTATGAAAATTATAAAATTAGGAAATGATTGTTATAAAAACATAAGATATTATGATAAAGAAGAAAAAAAAATAGAAAGTGAATGTTATTATAATTCAAAAGATGAAAGACATAGATTAGACGGGCCAACTGTAATTTGGCATCATAAAAATGGTGGAATTATTAGTGAATATTATTATTTAAATGGAAACGAATATGAAAAAGAAGAATTTAATAAACTAATTAATATAAATAGAAATTTAAAATTATTAAATAAAAAATAATTTTTTAGTTGACATAAATTTTAAAATTAGATATATTGTATTTATAAATATTTGGAGGTTATATGTTAGAAAGATTATTTAAAATATCTGAAAGTATCAATAAGCATATTATAGATACTCAATTTGAGAATAAGGTATATATAGTAGGTGGCGCGGTAAGAGATATTTTGTTAAAAAAGAAAGAAATTAAAGATATTGATATTGTTGTAAATTTACCAATGGGTGGTGTTGCATTAGCAGAATATTTAACAAGGAAATTAGGAGTATATAAAAAAGATAGCAATCCAGTAATCTTTGGAAGATTTGGAACTGCTAATTTTAGATTACCTAATAGTGATTTAGATTTTGAATCTGTGATGAGTAGGCAAGAAGCGTATGAAGAAGGTAGTAGAAAACCATTAGTTAAATTTGGAACAATAGAGCAAGATGCAGTAAGAAGAGATTTTACTATTAATTCTTTAATGTATAATATATCTTTAAATAAATTAGAAGATTTTACTGGAAATGGTATTAATGATTTAGGTAATAATGTTTTAAATACAACATCAGATCCTGATAGTATTTTTAAAGAAGATCCTTTAAGAATGTTAAGAGCTATTAGATTTTCTACAAGAGGATTTAAATTAACTAAAGATGTATACGATTCAATAATTAGAAATTATAAATCTACAGAAATTTTATCAAAAGAGAGAATTAATAGTGAATTTACAAAAATAATGTTATCTGATAATTGTTTAAATGGATTATATTATTTAGTAAAAACTGGATTAATTAATTATATTATTCCAGAATTAATTGAAACTATAGATTTTAAACAAAACGAATATCATTCTGCAGATTTATTTAATCATTTATTTGACGTATTACAAGCCGTTGTTAAAAAACCAATACTAGAAAATGAAAATAAATTAGTTGTTAGACTATCTGCGTTATTACATGATATTGGTAAATTAAAAACTAGAGTATGGAATTCTGATAAAAATGATTATAGTTTTATAGATCATAATACTCTTAGTGAAACTATGGTTATTGATATTTTAAAAAGATTAAAGTATGAGAATGAAATAGTTGATAGTGTTTCTTTTATTGTCAAAAATCATATGCATACTAAACAATGGGGAAATGAAACTTTAAACATTAAAGATAAATCAATAAGAAAGTTAATTAAATTATCAGGTAATCTATTAACAGAATTATTAGAAGTTATTCACGCAGATAATATTTCTCATGCACCTGAACATTGTTTACCTTATCAAGTTCCGAATATAGCAAAAAGAATTGCTGAACTAAAAGAAAAACATGAACCAGTATCAATGCCTATTTCTGGAAAAGATATTATTAATACATTTAATATTAAACCAGGAATTAAAGTTGGTGAGTATATGAGAAAAGCTGAAGATATTTTTATGGAAAATCCTAATATATCTAAAGAAGAATTATTAAAACTTTTAAATAAGGTTTAATTGTGGAAGAAATAATTGAATATTATAAAAATGGTGAAACTGTTAAAAAACTAGAATTTTATAAAAATGGTAAAAAACATAGAATTGACGGTCCAGCATCTATTTGGTATAATGAATCTGGAGAAATAAGAACTGAAACATATTATATAAATAATAAATTACACAGATTAGATGGACCAGCTGAGATTAGATATTATGAATCTGGAGAAATATATGGTGGATGGTATTATATAAATGGTATACGTTTTAATAATATTGACGATTGGAAAAAAGAAGCAAATATTATAAGAAACTTAAAGTTATTAAATAAAAAATAATTTTTTAGTTGACAGATTTTTATATGTTATTTACATTGTATTTATAAATAAAATAACTTGGAGGTTATTATGATTTTTTTAACAATATATTTTATGTGTATGTTAATTAATTTAACAGTATTATTAATAAGTGTTTGTAAATTTAATAAATTACAAATAAATGTAAATAATATATTATATTTGTTAACAAATAAAACATCTACAATAGTTAAAAGCGAATGGTTATTTACAGAAACTGGTGTGTATGATGAAATAAAAAATATATCTGTATTTTGGGTAGCTATGATATGTTCTATACTACCAATATTGACATCAATGATAACTTTTATTTTAATAATCATTTTTATTTGCAAATTATTATATAGATTATTTTTAATATTAAAAAATAAATTTAATAACCCAATAAAATAATTAATTTTTTAGTTGACAAAAAATATAGATATATTAAATTAGTAATAATTAAAAAATAGTGGAGGAAAACATGGCAGATTTTATTAAGTTTAAACAAGCAGTTCAAGAAAGATTTACAAATATTTCTAAAGATGAAAAACATTTATTTTTAGCAAATATTGACAAAGAAAAATTTTGGAATTTATATCTTGATTCATTTCCAGAAGGAACTAATGAGATCTACAGAGAACATAGAGAATTTGATTGTTCATGTTGTAGACAATTTATTCAACATTTTGGAAATATTGTTATTATTGATTCAAATAATGAAACTAAAAATATTTGGGATATTGAAGATTTAGAATATCCATACAATATTGTTGCAAAAGAATTAAAAAATTATATTGATTCTAAAGTAATTTATAATAAATTTATTACAATTAATAATAAGTTAGGAACAGCAAATAATAAAGAATTGTTAGAAGACAATTCAACTATTTCTTGGGACCATTTTAACTTAGTATTACCTAATAAATTTGTTAGTAGCAATTTACGATATTCTGTTGAAGCTATTCAAGGTAAACATAAAGAAAATAAACAGTTATTACAAAGAGCAATGACAGAATTAACAGTAGATGCAGCTGAAACTATTTTAGAATTGATTGCACAAAAATCATTATATAAAGGTATTGAATATAAAATTTCAATTGAAGAATTTTTGAAATATAAAAAATTACATGTAGAAAATGATAATTGGTATTGGAAAAATTCAATTGATAATAGAGTATGTAGAATACGAAATTCTGCAATTGGAACATTATTAATAGATTTGTCAAATAATGTAGATATAAATGAAGCAGTAAGGAAATATGAAAAAAATGTTGTAGCACCTGAAAATTACAAAAGACCTAAAGCAATTTTTACAAAAAAGATGGTAGAAAAAGCTGAACAACAAATTAAAGAATTAGGTTTTGAAGATTCACTACAAAGAAAATTTGCAACATTGGATGATATCACAGCAAATAATATTATTTATATTAATAGAGATGTTGAAAAAGTAAATACATCTATTTTTGATGAATTAAAATCTGAAGTAACTGAAAATCCAAAGAAATTTGATAAAGTTGAAGAAATTAGTATTACAGATTTTATTAACGATGTTTTGCCTAAATCTAAAAATATTAAAGTATTATTAGATAGTAAACATACTAATAACTTAGTTAGTCTTATTGGTCCACAAAATAAAGATTCTAAATCAATGTTTAAATGGGATAATAATTTTTGTTGGAGTTACAATGGTAACATTGCAGATAGTTCAATGAAAAAATTAGTTAAAAAGTTTGGTGGTGCAGTTGACGGTGATTTTAGATATAGTATAATGTGGAACGACAATAATGAAAATAATAATGATTTTGACGCTCATTTAAAATGTCCTTGTGGAAAAACAATAGCGTTTAATACATATAAAAAACCTTGTAAAATGAGCAATGGCGGTCAATTAGATGTTGATATAAGGCGACCATATACTCAAGCACCAAATGGAGCAGTTGAAAACATAACATTCCCAAATAAACATACAATGGATGAAGGAAAATATATATTATCAGTTCATAATTATTCTCATAATGGTGGTAAAACAGGATTTACAGCTGAATTAGAAGTTGATGGAAAAATTTATGAATTTTCATACAATAAAGAATTACGTAATGACCAAACTGTAAAAGTTGCAAACGTAACACTTAAAAATGGTGAGTTTATAGTTGAACCATTAATTGAGAGTTCATGTTCTTCAAAAGATATTTGGAATATTAAAACTAATAATTTTGTAGATGTTTCAACTATTATGTATAGTCCAAATTATTGGGATAACAAAACTACGGGCAATAAACATTATTTATTCTTTTTAAAAGATTGTAAAAATCCTGTTAGAACTAGAGGATTCTATAATGAATTTTTAAATGAAGAGTTAATGTCAAATAAACGATTATTTGAAGCATTAGGATCAAAAATGTCAGCTGAATATTCTGATAATCAATTATCTGGTTTAGGATTTTCAGAAACTAAAAGAAATGAATTGGTTGTTAAAGTTGAAGGTAATTTTAACAGAATATTAAAAATTAAATTTTAAAAAAATAAGGAGAAATATTATGAATATATTTGAACAAGCATTAAGAATGAGATTACGTTTTGAATCAAAAAAAGGTATGTTACAAGTTGAAGATTTATGGAGTTTGACATTAAAACAATTAGATGAAATTGCTATTGAATTAAATAAAGCTAAAAAAGATGTAGCAGAAGAAAGCTTTATTACTACAAGAACAAATGAATCAACTGAATTGAATTTAAAATTTGATATTGTTTTATATATTATCAAAGCAAAATCAGAAGAAAAAGATAATAGAAAAATTGCAATTGAAAATAAAGCAAAGGCTAATAGAATTAAAAGTTTAATAGCAGAAAAAGAAGATGAAGAAATTAAAGGTAAAACTAAAGAAGAATTACAAAAACTGTTAGATGAACTTAAAGTATAATTTATAAAAATAAATATTAAAGGAGATTAACATCTCCTTTTTTATTTATATAGGAATTAATATGAGAAATAAAAATAAAATCTTAAAAGCAGTTCTAAATAGACTATCAAAATATTCAGATGATCAACTTTGTGAAATTGAAAATGAATCAATTGATTTATTATTTATTTCATTTTATGAATTGTATAATCCACTATTTGATTTTAAAAAAGAGTTAAATAACATAAGAAATATTAATAGAAATTTTAGACTATTAAATAAAAAGTAGTTGACATTATTTTATATAAATGTATAATATATAAAATTAAGATTTAAAAAAGGAGAATTAATGAATTGTCCAGTATGTAGTAAATCTCATACAACAAGAAGACAGGCTCATAAATGTTTAATGGATTTTTATCTATTAAAGCCAGAAATGGTAGATTATTATAATACATTAAGAGGTAGTAGAGAATATCCAGAATTTAAAGATGTTGTAGAAGAAAAGAAAAAAGACTATGGTGTAATACAACATTGTCCTATTTGCGGTAAAAAACACGTAAGTAGAGCAAAGGCATATAAGTGTTGGGAAGAATCTCAATTATTTGGCGGTGAAACAGAAGATAAAACAGAATGGTATTTTAGATCATTGCCAGATTATAGTAGTAATAAAAAATTTACATTATCTAGTGAAAAACATTTTAATACAGGCTGTCTTGTATGTAAAAAGAAACATACCACAAGAAGTAAAGCATTTAAATGTTATGAAAAAGATAAAAAAGGTATGGATAAATATTATAGATCTTTACCTGATAAAAGCTCTGATAAAAAATATACGTTTAAAGAAGAACTTAAAAAAATTAAAAAACAAAAAAGCATTTCTGAAGAAGATATTAATGATGAATTATCAAAGTCTGAATATAGAGAATTATATAATTCTTTAATGAAAAGAGCTCACGAATTACGTTTACAAATTATAAGTAAACATAACAATGGTAAACCAGCTAATAAATTACAAACATTATTTGATAAAGTATTAAATAAAAAATCTGAAATTCTTAGTGAAATGAGAAAACACGGGTATGTTAAACATTAAATATAAAAAAATATATAATAAATTATTTAAATTGATTAGATTAGAATTATTAGACGAAGAAGGTTTTCTTCATTCTTATAATGATAAACCAAGTAAAATATGTTACGACAGTAATAATAATATAGCTTATAAAGAATGGAATAAACATGGATTTGTTCATAGATTAAACGGTCCATCTTGTATTTGGTATGATGAAAATGAAAAAGTATTTTGTGAATCTTTTTATATTGATAATACAAGATGTTCAGAAAAAGAATTTAATATACAAAGAAATTTAAGGTTATTGCAAAAGGATTAATTAATGTTGAAAGAATTATTATTTAAAGAAAAATTTATAAATGATTTAAATAAAATTTTAGAGTATTTTATTGGAGAAAAAGGTTTACAATTATTATTACAACTTCCTTATTTAGATAGATTTTCTTTAAGTTGTGAGGATTATAGTGATTATTTTACTGGAACTATAAAATATAAAAATAATAATATACATATTGAATTTGATGAATATACAATATGTATTGAAAATTCTATGGTTAAGGAAAATATACCTGAAGATGATTTTTATTCTTACAATAATATTATAATAAAATTAAATGAAAATAATGAAATAATTAATTCTATAGATACTGTATGTATAGAAATAATTGATTACGAAGATTATGAAAATGTATATAATGAAAAAAATATAGCTTATGAATTTTATAAATATAAAGATAAAATAATAGATAAAAATGATATCAAAACTGTTAATATTCAAAGAAATTTAAGATTATTAAATAAGGTTTAATTATGAAAATAGAATTAGAAAATGGAAATTATAAAAGATTAAATTATTGGGATATAGAAAAAACAACAAAATACAGTGAAATTTATTATAATTTAGAAGATGAAATACATAGATTAGATGGACCAGCTAGAATTTTTTATAACATATTTGAAACACAAACAAATGAAACATATTTTTTAAACGGCATAGAATATTCAAAAGAAGATTGGATAATAGAATCAAATAAAATTATAAACGTAAATATAAACTTAAAATTATTAAATAAGGAATAACAATGAAAAATATTAAATTAGATGATGTTAAATCAAAACTATTTAATGGTGGAGAAGTCCATATTGGTGGTATAACAGAATTAGTTGATGTAGATGATATTGATATTAATATTATAGCAAATATAAGAAATTCTAATGATATACTTAAATTATTATTAGTTACTAATGCTATAAGAAATTTAGAATACAATTATCCAAATATACATTTAACTATTCCTTATTTTCCATATGCAAGACAAGATAAAATATTTGTAGAAGGAGAAGCATTTTCAGTAAAGGCTATGACAGAATTAATAAATTTTCAAATGTACGAATCTGTTAGTATTTTAGATCCACATTCACAAGTAGTTTATGAATCATTAGAAAACTGTAATTTAATAAATGCTTATACTTATATTGATAAGACAATAAATGATATTATTAATTTAAATAAAGAAGTTAAAACATTATATTTTGTAGCACCTGATAAAGGTGCTATTCCAAGATTAGCTTCACTATGCCAATTTGCAGAATCAAGATATCCTGATAAAGAAATAAAATTTATCGGTATGAAAAAAATTAGAGATTCTAAAACTAAAGAAGTTATAAATTTAGATTTTGATATATTACCAGATGTAAAAGATTATAGTGATGGTGTAGCAATAGTTTTTGATGATATATGTGAAACTGGGAGTTCATTAGAAGATACTGGTTTATTACTAGATACTTTAAATTTTAAAAATAAATATACATATGTATCGCATGGTATTTTTTCAAAGGGATCTTATAAGTTATTATTTTTTTACAATAAAATATATACAACAGATTCATTTTATAAGGAAGATAGAGAATTACATGGCGTAAAAACATGGAAATTAGAATTTTAAAATAAATAAATAAAGAGGTATAAAGGAATATGGCAAAACAAATTAAATTTGGACAAGATTCAAGAGCATCATTAAAAATAGGTGTTGATAAACTAGCTAATGCAGTAAGAGTAACATTAGGACCACGTGGTAGAAATGTAGTAATAGATAAAAGATTTGGATCTCCTATTATTACAAATGATGGTGTTACTATAGCTAAAGAAATTGAATTAGAAGATAAGTTTGAAAATATGGGAGCACAACTTTGTAAAGAAGTTGCAGAGAGAACTCAAGACAACGCTGGTGATGGAACAACTACAGCAACTATTTTAACTCAAGCTATTATTGAAGAAGGATTAAAACATGTAACAGCTGGTGTCAATCCAATGTATTTAAAACGTGGTTTAGAAAAAGCAAGAGATAAAGCTATTACTAAAATTATAGAGTTAAGTAAAGAAATTAAAACTAATGATGAAATAGCGCAAATTGCAACAATATCTGCAAACAATGATTCTGAAATTGGTACATTAATTGCTAAAGCTATGGAAGCTGTTGGTAATGATGGTATTATTAATGTAGAAGAAGCTAAATCTATAGACACATATATGGAAACAGTTGAAGGTATGCAATTTGACAGAGGATATATTTCTCCTTATTTTGTGTCAGATCAAGAAAAAATGACATTTGATACAAATGACGCAAATATTTTAATTTATAATGGAAGAATTAGTAAAATGAATGAATTACTTCCAATACTTCAAATGGTATCTCAACAAGGAAAGCCATTATTAGTTATAGCTGAAGATGTAGATGGAGAAGCATTATCTACTTTAGTTGTTAATAAGTTACGTGGCTCATTACAAGTTTGTGCTATTAAATCTCCTGGTTTTGGTGATAATAGAAAAGAAGTATTAGACGATATTGCAATACTAACAGGTGGAACTGTTATTTCTAATGAAACAGGTAGAAATCTAAAAACTGTAAAATTAGAAGATTTAGGATCTGCTAAAAAAATTATTATAAGTAAAGATACTACTATTATTCGTGAAGGTAATGGTGATGAAGAAATTGTAGAAAAACATATTAATACAATTAAAGCACGATTTGAAGACGAAATTTCAGATTATGCCAAAGATCAATTACAAGAAAGATTAGCAAAATTAAGTAATGGTGTTGCTGTTATTAAAATTGGTGCAGCTACTGAAACTGAAATGAAAGAAAAGAAAGCTCGTATTGATGATGCTTTGCATGCGACAAGAGCTGCTGTAGAAGAAGGAATTGTTACTGGTGGTGGTGTTACTCTTATTCATGCAGCAAAAGCTATTATTGATTTCACAAATTCTACACATGAAGAAAAAGTAGGAGCTGATATTTTGCGTAAAGCATTAATGGCTCCTGTTAGTCAAATTGCATTTAACGCTGGAGAATCTGGCGATGTTATTATTGCAAGATTAAACGATTATAGTGATCCACATATGGGTTATAATGCAGCTACTAATAGTATTACAAATTTATTTGTAGACGGAGTAATAGATCCTGCTAAAGTAATTAGAAGTGCAATTCAAAATGCCGTAAGTATTGCTGGATTATTCTTAACAACTGAATGTATTATTACAGATATTAAAGAAGAAAATAACAGTAGTTCTGATATGTCTGGCATGAATATGTTTTAAATAAATATAATTTTACCCTATTACAATAGTAATAGGGTATTTTTAATTAATTATAAAGAGGTTATAATGATAGAATTTTTAAAAAGTTTATGGGGTCAAGTAACGTTAAAAACAATATTTCAATTTAATATGTTCGGAGTATGCTGTTCTATACTTATATATTTTTTAAAACTATTAAATGTTGTGAATAATATAGATATATTTATTACGTTTATTCCAATAATATCAACATTATTAATAACTGCTATTGTGTTCATAATTGCTTTTATAATGTTTTTTATTAAATTTAAAAAATAAATAATTTTTTAGTTGACATATTTATTAGTATTTGTTATATTGTATTTAATAATAAAAAATATATTGGAGTTGATTATGAGAAATAAAAAAATTGATTTTGGAAATTGGATTGAACCTGCAAAAGCTAGAATTTTTTTACAAAAAAATTTAGGATTAACTGCAAAAAATGCAATTAATGCTTTAACAAATAACTTTAATTGTATTGAAAATAAATTTAAACAAATTGGTTATGATAAAGATGAATTAACATCATTTTTTAATAAAAAAATTAATATAAATAGTCAAACACCATTTAAATATGATAATAAATTTATGTTTAATACTCCAATATTTAATAGTGGAAGAAAAGAAACATTTTATAAAAGAATAATTGAATATATTTCTGACAATGGTGGCGCAAAAATCGAAGAATTAAGTTATCATATTTATGGAGATTCAACAAAAAATATTAATCATTTTATAGTAGCATTTATTGAATTAGGAGTATTACAACACGATTTTAATGGTTATATTACACCTAATAGTAGATTTGCTGAATTTTGTGATTATATGGAAAATAGAATTAAACTTATCAATAAAAAATAAAATATTAACTTCAATAAGGTTTAATTTATGAAAAGAATTGAATTAGAAAATGGTAATTACAGAAGAATTGTATATTATGATGATAAAGATACTAAAATTATGCATGATATGTATTATAACAAAAATGATTATATTCACAATTTATATGGTCCCGCAGAGATTAAATATTATAAATCTGGCAAAATAGAAGCTATGCAATATTGTATAAATAGAAAACGACACCGATTAAATGGACCAGCAATGATTTGGTATAATAGATCTGGAGAAATAGAACATGCATATTATTATATCAATGGTAAAAGTTATTCAAAAGAAGAGTTCTATAAACGCCCAGAAGTTATTAAATTTAGAAATATTAATAGAAATTTAAAATTATTAAATAAAAAATAATTTTTTAGTTGACAGAATCTTTAATCAAATTATAATGATTAAGAAATTAAAAATTAGATCTTTAAAAAAATGTATAAAAATATTTTTTTCATATATTTATATTAGAATGAAAAAAATAAAGGAAATAAAAATCATGAACGTTTGGCAAAATTTAATAGGACTTACACTCAAAGAATTAGTTGGTAGAACAAGTTATCAATCATTATATACTAGTGAATCTAATTGTGTAAATACACCTGCCAAATTTGATCATGATATATTTAAATACCTCTAAAAATATAAAAATTAATAAACAAAATTATATATAAGGAGGTTGAAAAAACCTCCTTTTTTTATTGTAAAAAAAAAATAATTTTTTAGTTAACAGAATCTTTAATCAAATTATAATGACTAAGAAATTAAAAATTAGATCTTAAACAAAAGCATAGATGTGTAATATTTGTGAATAATTTAAAATAAATTATAGTAATAGTAAAAATATTGGTTTAGAATTATTGAAAAAATCATTTGACGCAGTTCAAAGTCATAGAAACATGTGAATAATTCCTATTGCTTTATATTTTTTGATGGTCTGTTGCATAATGGTAGTGCATTAGGTTTTGGTCCTAATAGTTGTAGTTCGATTCTACACAGACTAACTTTTTTATTTGCGGAACTATAGATAGTGTAAAAGGAAAACACATTCATACAAATGAAAGTATCGTAGGTTCGAATCCTACCTACCGCAAATAATATATTTAATGCCAAATTAGCTCAGTTGATTAGAGCAGTTGCCTTGTAAGCATCGGGTCCTCGGTTTGAGTCCGAGATTTGGCTCCATTTTATTCAAATTAATTTATTTTAATTTGTAGATTAATTTAAATAAATATTTTTATGTTCCCATGGTGTAATTGGTAGGCACACAAGATTTAAGATCTTGTATCTTTATGGTGTATAGGTTCAAGTCCTATTGGGAATACCATTTTATTGACCAGTAGCTAAATTGGTTTAGCGTTCGACTGTTAATCGAAAGTATGTGGGTCCAAGTCCCACCTGGTTAGCCATTTTATAGCGGAGTAGAGTACTGGCAACTCAACGGGTTCATATCCCGTGATATATGGATTCGAATTCCATCTCCGCTACCATTTTAAAATATTTCAATATGGAAGATAATTATAAATGCTAATACAACTATAAATGTTTTATTAGATATTAATATTGAAATATTTTTATGTCGCAGTAGACGAATTAGGTTAGAGTCATTACCCTTTCACGGTAAAGTTTGTGGGTTCGATTCCCATCTGCGATTCCATTTTTATTTAAAAAGTATCGAAGCTCATCCTAGACTAGTTCTAGTTGGCTGACTCGAAAGAAATAACTCTCACGAAGAAAGATATGGGTGATTATCTAATCCCACAAAATTGAAAAGTTTGTTTATTCAAATAATTTAATTGATAGCTTAATATAGATTAAAGCATTCTTTCGTGCCAGTTACAATTTTTAACTCGGAAAGGCGAGGCAATGAGATAACTAACTCAGTATTGTTACTTTGAGTTGGATTGACGCAAACATTGATTCTATTGGTCAGGTTATTGTGTGAACAGTTTCAGGAATTAGCAATAGAAAATATATGCCTATTAATAGAAACGTAACAAACTCTATTAATGAAATAGCATTGCAAATTTAAGAACATTAATAAGTTCTGCTGTAAAACACACTATAAGAACTTATCAGATTGATCAATCTAATAGCATGGAGATACTCAGATCTCTGGGTCGAAAATCCTTAAACCTGAGATCTTTATTTAAATTAATTTATTTTAATTTATAAATTAATTTAAATAAATGATCCTATACGCGTAGTTGGTAACGCACCTGCCTTTTAAGCAGGAGTCTTTGACAGCGTTGGTTCGAGTCCAACTGGGATCACCATTTTTATAGATCATTAGTTCAATTGGCTAGAATGTGGGATTCCAAATCCTGAGATAAGGGTTCAAGTCCTTTATGGTCTGCTTTATATTAAATTTTTATTGGGTAGTGGTCTAGTTAGGTCTATGACGGTTGGTTTGGGACCAACAAATCCTCAGTTCAAATCTGAGCTACCCAACCATTTTTATTAATTTTTTATTAAATGATTTTAATCGGGCGTTAGTCTAGTTTGGTTTATGACGCTACCCTGTCACGGTAGAGATCATGGGTTCAAATCCCATACGCCTGGCCATTTTTGGGAAGGTATTGAGTATATTGTTATCTCAAGCGATAATGTGCACCCGCTCCTATTTAGGTATTGTGGTTAGATTCCACAACTTCCCACCATTTTAACGGCATCATTGAGTAGTATGGTGAACTCAGCGGATTGTAAATCCGTAACCGAGAGGTTTCTAGGTTCGATTCCTAGTGGTGCCACCAAAATTTAAAATATCAATATTGATACTCTGTTTAATCAAGCAATAGGTTTAAATTCCTTAAATTTGATTAATCTTATAAGAACAAACTCTTCTATATACTCTGCGTATAGATAACCATAAGAGTGGTAAACAGTCCAAATGTTGGAGACATTTTTTAACTAATGGAGGTTTTATGGACGTTACATTTAGTCAAAGATGCGAGTATCTTGATAAATATGAAGAGTATAGACAAAAGGGAATTATTGAAGGTATTAAAAAAGCAATTGAAGTTATTAATAATAATCAAAATATTGAATTAAATAATGATACTTTAAAAGAATTTGCTAAAATATTTGATAATAAAGCTCATAACAATAGAACATTAGAATTAACTGATCATTCACAAGAACAAGATTATAGACTTTATAAATCCGTAGGTGAACAAATTTATCATTATTATAATTTATGTAGTGGAATAGATTTAAGAGATTATTTATAATAATAAACATTTGGAGAGATAGTGTAATTGGTAACACCTTGGTTTGAAGAACCAATATTATAAGTTCAAGTCTTATTCTTTCTACTCTTAAATTTTATGCGAGCATAGTTCAATTGATAGAACGGTAGATTTCCAATCTACTGGTTGAGGGTTTGAGTCCCTCTGTTCGCTCCATTTTCATATTGACAATTTGTCCAAAATAGGAGCTTGAAATGTTTGCAATGCCATTACTTTTACTCAACAGAAATTTTAATATATCTACAATAATGGAAAACCAGAGAATACAAAAAGAAATAGAGTATAAATCAACACTAAGTGCTGAAATCTCAGATATAGAAAAAGAGTTTTTATCTATTATTGAAAGTAACCAATATGTTCTTTATGAAGTGTTAGATACTTTAGATATGATAAATCAACTAAAAGCTAATAAAGATAAATGCATGTTTCTTAACATAACAGTAGGTGGTGGATATCAAGAGTATCATGTAGTTGTAAATGTATTATTGAATAAGTATTTCAAAAATAATAATCTAATATATGAACTAGATAAAATCCCTTCCAACGATGAAAGAGTTGAGGGTCTAATACATATAAATAATGTATGTTTATTATGGAGTCATTTATATGATAAAGAAAAAATATCAAGGCATAAATTGATTAATGAAATGTTAAACAGATCTGCCGTAAATAGTCTTTTTGATTATTCTTCCATAATATGTTATAGCTTTAGAATTAGTTATAAAAAATAAGGAAATTATTAATGAAAAGAACAAAAGAATTGTTAGAATCACTTAAACAGTCTGTAAAAGATTCTAAAACAAAACACCTTTCAAATTCATTTTGGGAGAAAGAATCAGAATATATTATTAAATTGCAACAAGTAAATAAAGAAATTAGATATTTAATAAGTATGTCTGACGAAAAATATTATAAACAATTTGATTTATAGGAAGGTTATATTATGAAGAAATCGACAAAGAAATTATATTCAAGAAAAAGACCAGCGCATCCAGATGAATGTCATACAAAGAATAAACGTTGGTTTAAGAAAAAAGGTAGAAAATCTTTACGTAAATATTTAAAACAAAATTTAAATGATTAAATTAAAATGGGGTTGTAACTCAGTTGGAAGAGTGTCTGCTTTGCAAGCAGAAGGCCGTCGGTTCAAGTCCGACCAGCTCCACCAATTTCTTTTAGATAATGATCTTGAAAAATATCGTATTAATTTATTTCTAGAGTAATTAATATAATAGACCAAAAACTGGCGTAGCCAATATCTTGATAAGAGAGTTGTGTAGATTCTTGTAAATATAAAGTCTAATTTAAACTAGTAGAATTAGATGTTAAATTATATTTGTTATGATAGATCATTATCTAAAAGAAAACAAATTTTTAATATAGAGAAGTGTCCGAGTGGTTTAAGGAGCTGGTTTTGAAAACCAGTGAGTGACGGCTCCGTGGGTTCGAATCCCACCTTCTCTGCCATTTTTAATAGGAGATATATGAAATATTTAAAACGATTATTTGTTAAAATACTTAGATATAATTCAATAATATATTATAAAACATTAAGAGATAATTTTTATAAGATTATTGGTAAAAAACCTAATATAGATAATTATTTTAATATAGATGAATCTCCACAAATGCAATGTCCGTCAATAAATAAAATTCAAAATATTATTAATAATAGCAAACTAGAAAAAACAGAAAAATATGAAATAAATAATATACTTGAAGACTTAAGATCTAACATAATTGGTATTCGACAATGGGGATTTGATTGGAAAAAAGAATGTTTAAGAATATTTATAAAAAATAAATAAATTTTTGGAGATTTCGCATAATTGGTATTGCACTAGATTGCTAATCTAGCGTTCTGAAAAGGATATATAGGTTCGAGTCCTATAATCTCCGCCATTTTACTATAAAATAAACTTATTAAGCCTCTCTATAAAATGAAGCTCAAATTGATAAGTGTTCTTGAAGATATTTTGGACTACTAAATTATCTTCTTTTATTTTTATATCCCAGAAGCTCAAGTGGATGAGCATTGGATTTCTAATCCAATTGTTGCAGGTTCAAATCCTGTCTGGGAAGCGGGCCTTTATTTCAGTTGGTTAGAAATCCTGTCTCATAAACAGGAAGTCGTTGGTTCGAGTCCAACAAGGCCCACCATTTTTTAAGTTATGGAGGTATAATTAATGAATATAAAAGTTTTATCAAAATTAGATTTGCAGAATAAGTTATTTAATAAACAAATAGATAAAGATGTTTGTATTATATCAATACAAGATCCATCTATGTTTACTGAATTTAAAAATGAAAATAGATGTGATATAATATATTTAAGATTTTATGATATAGAAGAAAAAATAGATAAATATAATACAATTTCTGATAATGATGTTGATCGTATTATAGAATTTATTTTAAGTAATATAAATAAAGATTTTATTATATCTTGTGATGCTGGAATTTCTAGAAGTTCTGGTGTTGCTGCAGCTATATCTAATTATTTTAATGGTGATGATTCAGAATATTTTGGAAATAATAGTAGATATATTCCTAATATGTTATGTTATAGAAAAGTATATGAAGGATTATTAAATAAAAAAATATAATTTATTAGTTGACATTTATTTAATTATACAATATAATGTTTATAATAAAAAATTTATAATAGAGGTTAATATGAATATAATATTAATGAATTTAATTTTAAATTCTTTATGTTAAATAATAAAATATATGATTTTGCTAATTTTGAATTAATAGAAGTTGAATAAGGAATTATAATGGATCATAAATTAATAAACGGTATTAATGATGGTATAGAAGAAATTAAAAATATTTATCCAGATCTATGTATTGGTGTTGAATATTGTGAAGTTGAAGATATATTTAGGATATGGCATAATGATGAAAAGTTAGAACAAGAAGAAAGTTATTGGGAAACAGTAACTAAAATTTTTAATTCTAAACACGAACCATGTTTTTATCCAAATTGGTATATTAGTTATGATTATGAAAAATCTCAAGAACTATTGGAAAATAATATGAAATTAAAAAATAATAAAACATTTAAAACAGATGTTAAATTAATGCATGTATGGAATAATGAATATATTAAAAGTCAAAAAAGATACGTTATTCATATTAATGACGATAACTCATGTATTGCATTCGCTAAAACAGATTATAATAATTATTTAGAAGGAAATAGATATACAGTAGAAGCTTGGAATCATTGTATGAAAATAACAGACGACAATAAAAATGCTGTACAGCCTTTAAAAATGTATGTTTTAATTAAAGATTGGGTAGATGTTGGACATTCAATTAATAGTGCTACTCATGCTGGATGTGCCATTAATAAACATTGGCCAGAATATAGTGATCCTATTATGCAAGAGTGGTATTCTGATTCATTTAGAAAAGTTACTTGTAAAGTAACTGAAGAACAATTTGAAAAAGCAAAAACTTTTGGCGATGATTGGTTTGTAATTACTGAATTACAATTCGATAAGAAAGAAGTTATATTAGTATTGAAACCTAGAAGAGAATGGCCAAAATTTTTTAAATTTTTAAAATTATATAAGTAGGTATAATTTATGGATATCATAAAATTACGTGTAAACCCTAAAAGAATATCAAAATTAAAAAAATTAAGTATATGTAAATTAAATCATTTAATCCAATTAATAGATATTCATTTAGAAAGTTACAAAGAAAATACCGCAAATTATTCTAAACAAAGGTATGAAAAATATTATATTCCTTATATACAAGTATGGACAATATTCAAACAAGAAATATTAGATATTATGGATGATATATTATTTAAGCAGTAAGATGTAAAAATGCTTCAAAAAGAAAGTTATGATTCATAAACAAAATAAATTTTTTATATACGCCTCTGTGTTGGAATTGGTAGTCATCCTGGACTTAGAATCCAGGGTTCTGTAATGGAGCGTACAGGTTCGACCCCTGTCAGAGGTACTTTTATGGTGTAGGTAGCTTAATTGGTAAAGCACTGGATTGTGGATCCAGCATATGGGAGTTCAAGCCTCCTCCTTCACCCCATTTTTATTTATAAATATTACACACATAATTATGACTGAGTGCCCGAATGGTCAAGGGAGCAGTCTGCAAAATTGTTATTTTAGGGTTCAATTCCCTACTCAGTCTCCAAAATTTTATATTAAGCCTATTACTATTAATTTAGTAATAGGCTTTTTTTCGTTTAAAACTTATTATATTAAAAATGTATTTATTTAATATTTATATAATATAAAGAAGAAAAGATAAGTTTTAAAGGAGAATATATATTATGAATGGATATAATCCAAATGTTAAATATGATGAAGATCCATATACAGTTGCAGAAACGTTAAATGCTGGTATGGGTCCAGGAGCATTAAGAAAATATTTTGATGCAAATACACCAATAGAAACAACACAAAGATATTATGCAATACAATTTATAAATGATTCAGAATTTGCAAGTTTAATTGATGAAGAAGAAGTAGATAGCAATTTATCTTCATATATAACATTATATACATTTCCAGCTGGATTTGTATTATACGGAAGTTTTTCAGATATTCAATTAGCGTCAGGTTTTGCTGTTGGATATATTAAAAAAGGACCAAAATTATTTGACAACTAAAATATACAATTGGAGAAGACAAGAAGATGATTTTTTTAAACAGTTTAACTTTATTATCTCCAAAATTTATAAAAGACATTATAGGGATAGGAGCAATAGACATGATAAATAGTTCATACGGAATATATACAAATGCAATGGAGGATTTCACAGTAACAGCAGTATCTGGTTCAAATACATTTACTATTTCTGGTGCTCCATTTTCAATAGCAACTTTAAATATACAAGCAGGTGGTTTGTTAGTTAATGGTAAAGCAATATCATTACAAGATGCAACAATATCTGGTAACACTGTAACGGTTCCAAAATTAATACCAAATTTAGATACTGGTGATGTTGTAGTCGCAACAGTAATAGCTAATCCTAGAACAATAGATCAAGGACTAGATATACAAAAAACAGTAGATCAAAATCCAATATGGAATCATTATACAGACCCTATTGAAATTGTGTCTGAACAAGATTTAACAACTGGTTCATATGTAGATTTTGGAAGTGAAATAGATATGAGAACATATAATAGATTAGGCGTATATGTTAGTTATGATAATAATAATAGTACTGGTTCTTTAATTCAAGTTGTTGGATTAGATGAAACTGGTGGAACTGAATTTGCTATAGATGGAATTAGTTCAAAAACATTAACAGATGAAGATCAAAATATCTATTATGAATTTGATAAAGGAACTGTTCCAATAGTTAAAGTTCAAGGAAAGTCTTCTACTATAGGAGCAACACCAGGAGATTTAACAATTTCCATTAACAAAATATGGAGAGATTAATAATCACCATAGAGGATTATAAAAATGAGATTTCACAAAAAAATAAAAACGAAATCAACTAAAGAATTAAATCAAGGACATGCAAGACAAATTTATAATTTAACTGATGGATATATGACAGCTGGTGAAGCATTTAAAGCCGGTATAGGTGTAGATTATTCTAATCTAAAAACAGTATTTAAATTAGCCAACGATATAGCTAAAGATATAGAAAATTTAATGAATGGTAATGTAATAATAACACCGGCAGAATATGACGTAGAAGGAAATTTAGTAACTCCCGCAGAATATTTTATTCCTACAACAGAAAATAAACTAGTTCAACAACTATCATGTGAGTTATTAAAGTGTGATGATGTATTAACAGATTATATGAATGGTCAAACATGGAATGTTTTTAAAGCTAGTTATGGATATTAATTTAGGAGAGTAAATTATGGCAGGGTTTATACCTAGAAGATTATATAAAGGATGTCATCATTTAAGTGTAGCATTAGAAACTATTTGCACAACTCCTGGAGAATATTATAGAGTAAACGGTATATGGTCTGACGGAACTTGTAATGAAGGTTTTGTTTATGACGGCACTGGGAAGTTAACATATCTTGGACAAAGTAATGTAAAATTCTTATTTAACGGTGTTAGTGACTTGAGTGCAAATAAAGTTTGTAGAGTAGAATATCAACTATATATAAATGGCAATATCGTACCAGGTGCAAGTACACCAACAAATTTTGAACATGCAAATAGTTTAAGTGATATCGCTATTACAAATTTTGTAATATTAAATACTGGTGATTATATCGAAGTATACATAAAAAGCGATACTACAACAACAACGGTTACGCATGAAACATTATTTTTAACATTTTTAGGAGAAATATAATTATGGCAGGATTTAATCCAAATTCAGTAACTCCCTATGAATTATGGAGTGGTGATTCAGATAATGGTATTGTATGGGAAGATATGAGATTCCCATTAACTAGAGATAAACAAGGTCAATCGCAAAAACCAGATTTTGATTTTGTAAACATAGGATTATTATTCCCTGAAGGTATTGATTCAGAGATAGTTTATATTATTGGTCAATTTAGTCATACTATAAAACCGAATAGTAACATAAGACCACATATTCACTGGATGCAATCTCAAGAAGCAACACCTACATTTAAAATAGATTATAGATTATACATAAATGGTGGACACGCGCCTACTACTTGGACAACATTATCAACTAATGGCGGTGTATATGATTATGTTAGTGGTGATTTAATTCAAATAAGCTCATTTGGCGAAATAGATGGAAATGGATTAGTATTTCCAAGTAGTATGATAGAAGTAAAATTATATAGAGATGATAGTGATGTTAGTGGAGATATTTTAGCTAAAGAATTTGATATACATTTTCAAGTTAATAGTGCTGGAACTGATCAAGAATATAGTAATACAAGATAAATAGAGAGGAATAAATTATGTCAACAATTATAGTACCAATACACATAGACGCAACTGAACAATTTCAAGCAGAAATAGCAAAAATATCATCACTTAGAATAACAAACGAAACTACACTAAAAGTTGATCTAGGATTAACACAACAACAAATAGTAGATTCAGCTGAAGGTGTTGATGTTGACCAAAGTAGTTCTGATATAACATTAGACTTTGGAGATTATGATGGTCCAGCTATATTTTTAGACGGTTCACATCCAGAATTTAGTGCGTTTATCACAACAAAACAAGATACATGCTACAATGTTGTATATTTTGATTGATTAATAAAAAATATACAATTAATGGAGAAAATTAATGGCAGGATTTGAGACAAAAGAAGGTACAAATAAAATAGATAATCAAGCAACAGAAGGTCTTTCTGGCGTTCATAATTCATTAGCTTACAGAGTTCATGAAATAGAAAAGCATTTTCATTCTGTAGAAAGATGGTATGGCGATGATGGTGACAATTCTATGAGTACAGCTAACAATTTAACTGCATGGACATTAACTGCAGGAACTGGTGAAGCTTATGGAACAGAAATTCAATTATCGGAAGCTAATGATATAAGTTCGTCAGATTTTCCAGATATACCTGTATATTTTGATATGCATAGAATAGTTATAGATGTATCTAGTGCTAATGATCAAAATTATATGATTCAAATTTGGTGTGGAGATACTACATTTGGAGAAGCAGAATTATGCACAGAAATACCTTATAGAACTGGTGGTAACGCAGCTGAAGCTGTTCCTATAGAAGCTCAAATGTCTAGAATTTTAGTTAGTAAAAAAATATGGGCTAGAGTTAAATGTTCAAGTAACGGTGCAACATTGACTATTAGAGTTGGTGTTCATACATACAAAGGATAAAAATAAATGAAAGAAAGTTTATATAATATAGAAAAAAGTTGTGTGTTTCGTGAAACATTTAATAGTTTTGACGCAATTCATAAAAATGGAGGAACTCCGACTGATGTTAGTTTGAGTAATGGTGTTGGTAGTTTTAGTTTATCTACTTCATCTATAATTTATCAAAAAAGACATAAAGGCAATTACAGTGTTAGAATAAAAGGTAAATGCACTAATAATGATATAGCAAGAGTATTATTTGATTTTAGAACAAAAAACTTTGATGGTAAAGGATTAGGTAGTATTGAAGCTGACGATAGTATATTAATTTCATCTGGAATCTCATATGTTGATGGGTCAACAAGTAGTAGTATTGTTATTGGGCAAGATTACGACATTGTAATATCAGATATAATATTAGATTATGGTAGCGGTCTTAATCCGTTTACTATTGGAACAAACGGAGGGCTTGCTTTTGATTTTGTTGGTGATTTTTATTTGTTTGAAATATACAACAAAGCATTAACAGCAGAAGAAGTAGAATTATTATATAATAATAAATTACATAAAGGTATTACAAATACAGCCGGGTATGGGGAAAATATAGTATTAAATTGGGATTTTACTAGTGGTTGGTCTATGGTTGGTGGAGCAATAGGAGATAATGATAGTTTTACGACAACAGCAGCAGGTGGAGTTAAAAAGGATTATTCCATTGTCAATGGTAATAAATATAGATTAATTATAGAAGGTAATACTACATCAACTGAATTTAGAGTTGGTGATGATAGTTTTAGTGGATACTATACTGGCGCTCTTACAGGAACTTTTGTGTTTGATGAACAAGTTATTGGAAAAAATAGTGGATTTTATTTAAGAAATGCTGACGCAGGAACTACAAATATTACAAGATTTGAATTTATAGAATTAAAAGCAGCTGAACTTACTCCTATCATGGAATACGATTTCAAGAAAAATAAAAGTGCTTTTAATGCAACATCTCCTGAAATAACCCAAGCAATCGTAGATGTTGATTTTTTAAATCAAGGTGTTTACTTTAAAAATACAAATACTGCATATATAGATACAGGCATCAATATAGATTTAACAGAAACTATAGATTTTACATTAACTGCAATAACAGAATTATCAAATAATATAGGTTCTGGTTATGCAGCTTCACAAGCCCATGTATTAGGTGGATCTTATGCTAGTGATTGGATCTTATTTTTAAGTGATGATATATTTTGGATGAGATCAAAAACTGTTGGCAATCTTAATAATTATAAAGACAACAAAGCACATAAATTTGATATTGTTTGGGATATGAATACCGAAACATATGAAGTATTTGTAGATAGTAATTCTATTGGGACAAGTGATGTTGTGTCTGGGTATGGAGGCGTTAGTAATATTGCATTAGGTACTAGAGGGGATATGACAACTGCTTGGTTTAACGGACTTATGAAAGTTTTTAAAATTAGACAAGGTAAAGCTACTCAAGAACAAATAATACAAGAAACGCAATATTATAAAAACATTGGATACTTAGTATGATAATGTATAATAGAGGTAATAAATATGAGAAATAATTTAATATTTAATTTCGATACACGAGATGGATCCACCAGAGAAAAAATAACTGGAACTTTACCAACATTAACTGATGTTGAGATCAAGAAATCAAGAAAAGGAAGAGCCGCTAAATTCATTGATACTTCTACATTAAACTTTCCTACATCTGTTAATTTATCACCTGCAAATGAAGCAAGAACAATAGTTATATTTGCCAAAAACAATGGAATATTGGGAGTAGAATCATTTTTACTTTTAAATAAAGATACGACAACTAATTTATCATTTTTAACAATATCTACTACAGGAGCACTTCAGATTGAAAGTAATACTAATGGTGATACTGCTCTTGCAACAGTGGACAGTTATAATTCAATATATCATATGTATATCATCGAAAGCGATAATAGAGTTATAAGAATGTGGCAAGATACTCAAGAGCTAACAGTAGCAAGTAATCCATTGATCGATGATACCGACATTAATTCTATTAGTTTTGAAACTAAATCTTATATCCCATTAGTAAGAGTATACGATAAAATATTAGATGCACAAGAAAGAAATAAATTATATAATGAATTTTTAAACTCTACTGATATAGTATCTCCTTCTAATTATGATATGAAAGTTGAACACAAACCTGTAGAATATGACTCTGGTTTAATTTTATTCCATAATTACGAAAATGGTAATGCTATCGATGCTACTAATAATAACAATGATGGAACATCTATTGGAGTAGATTTTGGTAATGGTGGAGCAAGTTTAAATGCTGGAACAGATACTATTACACTACCTTCAAGACTATTAACTGTTAAAAGTGCAGTTGCTTTAGTCAATTTAAAAGGAGCAACAGGGAATCCTCACAACTTATTTGGTAGAAGTACAAGTACTAATTATATTAGAATAAAAAGTGATTTGGCTGCTATTAATATTGAAGGTGCTCTTTCAAGTGTAGCAACTATTGATTATGATTTTCAAATAGGTGTTGACTACCTAATTGAAACTGTTCTTATTGATACAACTTGGACACTAAGAGTAAATGGACAAGAGATAGAAAGTGTTGACGTTGGAGGAACTGCTAATGTTGGTATTGAACAAATTGCGGGTCTTAGTAATTTCGGATTAAATGGCAATATTAAGTTTGCTAAATGTTATAATTATACAAGAACCTTAGAACAACATAAAGCTGATTATAATAAATATGCAAAACAAACATTATTAACAACAGATGGAACAAATGGATCAGCAGACGGCAAAGAATATACTGCTGGTGAAGTGTTTGAATACTAAAAGATACAAAACTATAATATTTAATTATAATAAATAAATGAGGAATAAATATGGCACAATTCTCTGTAGAAACAGGAACAGTAAAGATAGG